GTGGGCGAGGCGGGCACATATGCCGGCAACGTGTGCGAGGCGGGCGACTACATCATCTGCGTGAAGGACTACGCAAGCGGAAGCGCGAGCAACAGCGATTGGACTGTCTTGCAGAAGAACCTAGACGGTGCAGTGACAGGACCGTCCACGAGCGTTGCCAATCACGTGGCCGTGTTCGATGGCACAGGCGGTTCGAAGATTAAGGACAGCGGTTTCACAATCGGTAAGTCCGTGCCGGCGGATGCGCAGTTTACGGACACGCAGTACAAACCTGCGACCGACAAAGCAGACGGCCTGATGACGGCTGCTCAGTACACGAAGCTCGCAGGCATCGAGACAGGCGCAGACAAGACTGATGCTGACAATGTGGAGGCAGCAGGTGCTTTCATGAAGGCTACGGACAATTTGGACTCCGTGGCTGACAGCACGACGTATGTGAAGATGAAAGCGACCGAGCGCACGAAGCTGGAAGGCGTTGCGACCGGTGCTGAAGTCAACCAGAACGCCTTTTCCAAAGTGAAGGTCGGCGAAACCACTATCACGGCCGCGGCGAAGCAAGACACACTGGAGATTGAAGCGGGCGAGGGTGTGACGATTACAGCATCAGGCAAAAAAGTCACGATCAAAGAAACGTACATCGATTCATGCGTAGTAAGCACGCTTGACAACGTGCCTGCGAATCTTCGAAACGGCGGACTGATTATTTTGAAGAGCGCATAAATGACCGACAGTCTGTACGTCAAAACTGCAGGCGGAATCCTCCCGATTGCGATTGAAGGCGCGGGAGGGGGCGGTGGCACTACGACCATCGAAGCCGAGACGCACACGATAACGGAAGCGGCGACGAGCGCGCAGTCGTACTCGATTGGCAATTGCGCTTACGTGATGGTTTTCGTGAATTCTGTCTTAGGTGTGGATGGCGTGACCTATGGCATCACGGGCGGGACGACGTTGCAGTTTACCGACGTGATTCCTGTCGGTAGCGAGGTTGTCATCGTCAAATTCAAGACCGCAGGGAGCGTTACTCCGACGCCGACGTATGCGATTGACAGCGCACTGTCTGCGACTTCGACTAACGCGGTACAGAACAAAGTGGTGAAAGCGGCGATTGATGGGAAAGCGGACGAGGCGCAAGTCACGAACCTTCAGGCGTCGATTAATTCGGCTTACGCCAAATACGTTGCGGAGATTGGGTAATGGCGACATTGGAAGAAATGGTGGATAAAGCAATACAGGTAGCCGTGCTACGGGCACATCCCGTCGGGAGTTACTTCATCACGGAATCCGCCGACAACCCTCACGAAATTTTAGGGGGGGGTATGGCAAAAATTGGAAGGGCGATTCCTGCTCGGCGCAAATGCGTCGTACTCCGTTGGAAGTGAGGGAGGCGAGGATATGCACAAACTAACGGTGAATGAAATGCCAAGCCACACGCACAACTCGACAATCAAGACTCTAACTTACAACGGAATCACAGTCGCATTCTTCAATGCGGGGGATGCAAACAAAGGGAGTTCTTGGTATGGCGATGGTCAATTTATGATTGCCGCCGCTCGCAAGATGTCATCAACGACTGGAGTCGACCACGTGCTGAATGAGAGCAATCTAGAAACAGGGAAGGCAATTGAGACTGCCAATACAGGCGGTGGCGCATCGCACAACAACATGCCTCCGTACCGAGCCGTGAACATTTGGAAGAGGACAGCGTAATGGCTACGTTTGAAGAGACAATCGAAAAGGCGGTTCAGGCGGCGGTCAAGCGAGCGCTCTTAGACGCACACCCCGTCGGCAGTATTTTTCTAACCATCAAAGACGAGAACCCGTCTACTAAGTTCGGTGGCACGTGGGAGAAACTTCCCGCGAGCGTGTGCTTACAGACAGCCGACACATCGCACGGAGCGGGTACGACGATTGCTGCAGGGTTGCCGAATATCACGGGAACGTTTAACCCGTATTCAGAAGGGAGCGGAGTCGCCGCAATGACGCAATCACTCACAGGCGCTTTTTATGGCGTGTCATCTGACCAATCTGGTTGGGGAACGTCAAGCGGACTGGACAAAGACAACTATCTGATTGGTATTGACGCCTCCCGCTCGTCATCAATCTACGGTAAATCAACAACAGTACAACCGCCGGCCTACGCCCTCATCGCGTGGCGCAGGACGGCTTAGGAGATAGACATATGTCTGAAACAAGTTATATCGGAACGCAATTCGCCAAGCCGTTGCAGGACGACAAGATTGAGCAAAACGTGGGAACTGAAGAGTTACCGCGTTACGAACTTGTCGACAACCCTGCCCCGAACACGTACAAAAAATATTCGGAAGCGGCTAATTGGTGCAATGAGTACATCTACGCTCACATTGAGGACAAGGGCGAGTATTACGAGGTGGTGGGAGACCCGATACCGCCAGAGCCGACGCCTGAAGAAATTGCCGAGCGAGAGAAAGCAGAAGCGCTTGCGCAAGCCAAGAAAGAGCGAGCCGAGGCAGTGAGTAGATTGACGGTTACGGTCGATGGCATGGTGTTTGACGCAGACGAAACGAGCCAAAACCGCATGAGTCGTGTGGTCGCTGGAGCGCAAGCGCTCGGCATTGACCAAAGCACAACGCAAGTTTGGGTGTTGGCTGACAATACAGTGGCAACACCGACAGTTGCGCAACTCGCTCAAGCGCTGAAACTCGCAGGCGAAGCCCAAACAGCGCTGTGGACTATTCCGTACCAGACCGAAACAGAAACGAACACCGACGGAGAATAATCATGGCATTCCCGAAACTACTACAAAAACTTTTCCAGAACAACGGGGCGGGGGACAAGTTAAATCAGGACATCATCCCCGACATCCCGTATTCAAAGATTACGGATGCTCCGTCTATTACAGTTGATTCTGCGCTCTCGGATACAAGCGAGAACCCTGTTCAGAACAAAGTCATCAACTCCGCCCTTGATGGGAAGTTGAGCCTATCGGGTGGCACGATGACGGGAGACATTCAGTTTACTGACGGAGACATTTGGTTTAACAAACAAACCCTCGGTATTCGAGGCAGAACAAACGATACGTACCTAGAAATTTGTCCCGGTCCGACAAGCAATTTCGCCTCGAAGACAGGGGCTTCGCTGATGATGACAGGACGAGACTTTACGGGGAATTCCATTCCTAAAGGGTGTTTTTATCTTACTGCTGCTAATGAAGCAAACGGGAACAAATCGCTCTCCGGCTCACCCGACGGCTCATTGACGTGGAACGGCAAGAAAGTCCTCACGGGCAACTCTGCAGGACTAACCGTCGTCGCCGAGTCTTACGGGGCTAACTCCTGGTACCGCAAATACTCCGACGGGTGGATTGAGCAGTGGATACTTACGCCACAAGTGAGTTTTACATCTTGGAATAAGACGCTAACGTGGGTTACTTTCCCTGTCGCTTTTACATCCACCTTTTATTGGACAATTGCTGGTGAGCGCCAAACTTCATATCGTAGCTATGACAGCCAAGAATCGGGTGATTCAAACGTTAATACCTATGAAGGCTTAGTTACGCTTACCGTTAATAAAACAGGGATAACAGGTAAATCCTCATGGCCATCAGGGTCAGACCACTACAATCCTGTTACTTTGCCTGCAAACAAATGGCTTTACGTATGCGGGAAATAATTATTTGCCACAGGCATACCACACAGCAGGGTCGCCTGCGTCTGAGCCGAGAGTAACCGTCGTTGCTGTTCGTGAGCTAATCCAAGCAGAACGCTTGTAGCCGTAGCCCGTAGAGTTCCCTTGTGTGTTGCAAACAAACGAGTAGTTTGTGTTGCTGAATGCGAGCGGGAACGTTAGGGTAACCCCGCTACTCCCCGTGGTCTTTCCCCCCTGCTCAATCCACCCGTCACTATATTTGCGGTACCAGCTGTTAGCGCTGTATCAAAACAACGAATACGCTTCCCAGCCGAGCGCGAGGATAAGCAAAGCTACACCGAGAGGATTTTTAGTTGTCGCAATCAATTGCTTACAGATTGTAGTCAACTCAAATCTCAATAAAATCAAGGGCTTAACCCTTAATCCTGTAGAATTCTACAGGATTAGATTTGAGAGATTTCCTGGCACGGGTTTGCCATCTGCTGAGTTGGTTGTGAAAAGTCGCACTTTCTTTTCCGACTCTTCCCAAGGCTTAAACGGAGATCCCCATTTAGGCTCGAATTTCCCAAAGTCGTACTGCGGAACGCGAGCGATGCGCTCGGCGAGTCTGTACCATTCTTCTAAAACGTCGTCTTTCACTTCACAGCCTCCATGTCGGAAACAGTAGTCAAATATTCCTTGACTACTGACTTCTCGTCTAGCCCTTCGTCTTTGAAAATGCAGGACAAGTGGCAATTGATATTTTATTTTGTCGTATCAAAAATCGACGCTAGTGCGTCTTTTTCTCTTGCGATTCTTCGAGCCAGGTCGTCAGCCTCTGCAAGTAACTCCGCGCCTTCGCCGAGAAACTTTCGGCACTGGGCGTACTCGGCTCGATAAGAGCGGTCGGAATCTGCTGTCGCTCCGTCGGCACGGGCACTTGCGACGCGCAACCGGTCAAGCAAATTATCACGCTCAGCGCGATTAGCGTCAGCCCGACGGCTTTCCAGAACAAGGCGGCTTGTTGCCTCGGAGATTCTTTTTTCATAACTCTTCCTTTGTTCTTCGGTTTGAATAGCGATTTGCGCCTTGAAATCGGCGATTTGGGCGTCGCATTTGGCCTTTTGGTACGAACTCCCAAGCCAAGCCGAAAGAGCGAACCCCGCAATGATTAGAAGCTGAATTGCTTTCGATTTGTAAGCAGTTAAAAATGCCATGGTTGTTTTGAAAAATGCGATCATGAAACCCCCAATGCTTTAAATGCTCCGCAAAACACCCAACCTATTGAGAAACAGTAGGTGAACATGAGCGCAAAAGCGATTCCGCGAGGCGCTATCTTTTTAAGAATTTCGTAAAAAAGCACGGCGAGAATCATGCCTGTTCCGTAAATAAAAACCCAAACGCAGACGGTATTGAAAGCGCTCATGCTTCAGTCCTCAAGAAAAGTTTCGCCTCTTTCTCTCTGCGAGTTTTAAGCCCTGGAATAACTTTCTTGTCAGGCCCGTGGCAGATATCAAGAAACTCGTGAGCGCACTTGTCTTCCTGACCGGCGTTGAGATAGTGCAGCAGTTTCGGCGCTTTGCGTCGTAGGTCGCCGACGTTGAACGACAGGCTCACCAAAGCGATGTACTGCCATTTGGTCACGGGCGCTTTGATGTACGAAGACATTCTCTGCGCCACGTCGATTACGTCAGACTTCAGCAGGTCTTCGGCGTGGGCTTGCGAAATGCTCATGCCCTCGGTCACACCAGCCGTGTGCCCGTAACCGATTGTCCAGCGCCCCGCAGAGCACTGGTAGGCTTTGAGTTTGCAGCCCTCTTCGTTGCGGATGAAGTCGAGCGCTATTTTGGGGTCATAAGAAGAAAAAGGTGAGTAGGTCATCTGAATGTCGTCCTATTCTTAAGTCGTTCTAAAAAAGATTGCACTTGTTGCGGTACAAGTCCGGGATGTACGCGCCCCACGTTTTCAATGATTGACATCATCTCGTTTAGCCCGAACGCGCCGACAAAAACTTGTTGGATAATCGTGATGCCGATGATCACATCCAGGCCGTGAGCAAGCGCACAGAGCCACAAGATGATGAATTTTTTAATCAACCCGTTTGCGCCTTTTTTGCTGTCGTACTCGCCGAGCCGCAGGGCTTGATACACGCCCGATAAATAATCGCTTAACATCAACACGAGAAACCATTGCATCGCAAGATGCACATTGTCGAACGCGAGCGCCCAGACATAGCCGATACATGCTCCGATACCAAGAACGATGCGTTCCAAATAGTTCGGTAGTAGGTCGAGAAAGAACTCTCGCAACATGAGAAACTCCCGGTTTTCGTTGGGCAGACGCTACCACGTGCTTTTTAAAATCCTGAACGCTTTTCTCCGTTATGGTTATTTACTAGTGTGAAATACGGATTGCTCTTTGATTTAAAAGGACTATTATGAGTTTTGGCAGATACTCTCTGCCAAAAAATTTATTAAGGAGAACGGTATGGAAATCGTGCGATGTCCGAAGTGCCATAAACGGCTCTTCGATATGTCTGATGATTTAATCGGTACAATCTCCATCCAGTGCCGACGTTGTAAGACAGTGGTTGTTTTTAGTTTCCCCTCCCTGCACGTGCAACCGGAACCTATTGCCGGTCCGTAATTCCAAGGCCTCTGAGCCACCTCTTTTAAGCCAAGCGAGCTTTAAGTAAACCTAAGAGTTTTCTCTTTTAAGGAGATTACTATGGCTGAATTTGCCTCTAAAGGTGTGGCGGGTACAGGTCTCGGCTTGGGTATGTGACAATGCCCTCTGAATCCTTTTCCTTAGCGGTTCTAAGGGGTAAAATTAAGTAGTTAAACTACTCTAGGATTGGCTATATGGTTGAAGTTAAGAACGTCATTGGGTACATAGGGCTGTATCTTATTGATAGCCTTGGAAATGTAGTATCTCTACCGAAGATTCAAGGTCGTCGGTTACATAACAAGTACAAGATACTCAATACCAAAGTCAATAAGCTTGGCTATAAGGAAGTTGCTCTGACGAAAAACGGCAAAACAAAGACTTTGCTTCTGCACCGTTTAATCGCTCAACACTTCGTTCCTAACCCAAACGATTTGCCTTGTGTGAATCATAAAAATGGCATCAAGGCTGATAACCGTATTGAAAACCTGGAGTGGTGCACGAAAAGCCAAAACACGAAGCATGCTTTTGACAATAATCTAGGCGGTTTTAAGCTTCGTGCGATTAAAAATCTTGAATCGTGGAACAGATGCCATGCATATCTAAGGATTGTGCTTGAGAAAGATGGAAGAACAATTGAGTTTTCGTCATCTTTTGATGCCGCTCGCTTCATTGGCGTGACGCAGAGCGACATCACTAGAGCAATAACGAAGCGTCAGTGTTGCCACGGTTACAGAGTGTTTGGTTTTACGCTACAAGATTTTGCTAACGGGGAAACCTCTCAGAGGCAATCCCGTGGGAAGCCTGAAAAATCAGGAACCTGTATCGACTATTCCTCGGAAGGGAAGTAGAGCTGAGTTAACCACAGTTCGAAATGGGATTCGCAGCAAAAGCTGTTAAGAGATAGTCAGTGCCACTGGCGACAGTGGAAGAACATGATTGCCGGAACTGCACTTGCTTTGTTAAATAACGGTGGTTTAGGAGGAATCCTCGGCGGCGGAAATACCAACGCCTACGTGGATTCTTTAAATAGCAAGATTGCCGAACTCAATGCCGAGAAGTATTCGGACAAAGTCGGTATCGAAGTCTTCAAAGCTGCACGTGAATCGGACGCGAAAACCAACTCGCGTTTCGAGGAAATCGCTCGCACAATCTCTGATATGCGTGTCCGCGAAGCGCAGACGGCAGGGAAAATCGATCTCGTTGCTGCGACTGCCAACCAGGGTATTGCTGCGAACTCTGCGGCGATTACCTGCCTGCAGAACACGGTCGCCGGCATCACGAAGATCGTTGTGCCCAATAGTTCCATCTGTCCTGGGTGGGGGAATGTGACCATCACCCCGGCCACTGCAACTACTGCCGGCTAATGTAAGAGGAGGGCATCATGAACCTACACGTAAATAAAATCCCTGACATCGTGACCGAGTTCCTAATGACACGTGTCGTCACAAAAGCGCCTGATTCTGCGATGCAGTTCG